AAGGCATCATCATCTAAAATTTTGTAACCTGTAGGAGTTGATGCCATATCACCAGAACTTTTTACAATTTTTTTATCTTCAAATATTACTGTCCATGTAGAATTTTGCATAAATCTCCTAAGTTTTTATAATATAAATAATAGTTAAATATGGTTGCAAAATAGATACGTTGACAGCGTGAGCATGACCAGTCCCTGATCCAGCAGAACCTGTGTTACCACTAGCTGTAGCTGAAGGTGATGGACTTACGTGAGGGTTTGCACCTGGTCTAAGGTTATTTGAAGTTGCACCTCCACTGTGTGAGTGGGATGCTAATTCTGCTTCTGATAAAGTATGATTGGCTGTATTACCAGACGCTGTGTTAGCTCCGCCACTAGATGCTAAAGCTTTATTATTTGATTTACCGACTGCAACATTGTCTGATAAATTAGGTAGGTTAAAAGTTGAGGCTCCATCTCCAACTCCATAAGTTGTACTTATAATTGCAAATAAAGCTGAATAAGTTGATCTAGAAACTGCTGCTCCATTGCACTCTAAAAATCCAGATGGAACTGATGAAGAAGACCATGGCACAATAGTTGCCGTAGGAATGCCTTCTATACCTGTTAAGTTAGCACCATCAAAATCATATTTAGTAGCTTCGTAATTAGACATAATATCCTATCCTGAAGTATAAGAAGTAGGTCTAGGACCTAATCTACTTTCCTTCTCTGCTGTTGTTTCTGTATTACCATCATCATCAAATATGTTATCATTATCCCAATCTGTTTGCAACTGCACCAGGTGAGCTGCATCCCACATTGATATAAACTGTTCTCTAAAATCTCCTAAACCTGCTTCATTCCAACTTTTATGAGGAG